AAAAGACCTGAAGATGAGCTTATAGAAGAGCAAATTGAAGAGGTGGATGTTGCAGACGAATTAGGTAAGGGACCAGTAGAAATTACAGATGAAGAAGATGGTGGAGCAACTATAGACTTTGATCCAAATGCAGTACAGATGCCAGACGCAGGTGATCCGTTTGCAAATTTAAATGATCTTCTTCCAGAAGATGTTACTGATATTATAGGTAATCAATTACAAAGTGATTATGCAGAATATAAAACTTCCCGTGCAGATTGGGAAAGAACTTATATTACTGGTTTAGATTTATTAGGTTTTAAATACGACAATAGAACAGAACCTTTTCAAGGAGCTTCAGGTGCAACTCACCCAGTTCTTGCAGAAGCGGTTACACAATTTCAAGCACTAGCTTATAAAGAATTATTACCTTCAGATGGACCAGTTAGAACTATGGTTATGGGTACAGCTACACCTCCAAAAGAAGCACAAGCTCAAAGAGTTAAAGATTTTATGAACTATCAATTGATGGATCAAATGAAAGAATACGAATCTGAGTTTGACCAAATGTTATTTTATTTACCATTATCAGGTTCAACATTTAAAAAAGTTTATTACGACGATTTATTGGGACGAGCAGTATCAAAATTTGTTCCAGCAGATGACCTTGTTGTTCCGTACACGGCTACTTCATTAGACGATGCGGAAGCAGTCATCCATGTTATAAAAATATCTGAAAATGATTTAAGAAAACAACAAGTAGCAGGTTTTTATTCTGATATAGAATTAGCCAAACCACAAGATTCAATTACGGATCAATTAAAACAAAAAGAGAGAGAAGTAGAAGGCATTACAAAATCTCAAAGAGTAGAATCAATGTACACTCTAATTGAGTGTCATGTTAATTTAGATTTAGAAGGATTCGAAGACGTTGGTGAAGATGGTGAACCAAC